CCGAGATGGACGAAGGCCCTGATATTGAGGTCCAGATTGAGAACCCCGAGGGTGTGATTGTCGGCATGGACGGCATTGAGATTGACCTGATGGAGATTGTTGCAGGCGAGAAAAGCGACGACTTTGACGCTAACCTTGCAGAAGAGATGGACGAGGGCGAGTTGCAGAAACTTGCCAGTGACTTGATTGAACTGGTAGATGCAGACATTGGCAGCCGCAAAGACTGGGTTGAGATGTATGTCAAAGGTCTAGACGTTTTGGGGATGAAATATGAGGAACGTACTGAACCGTGGCTCGGTGCTTGCGGTGTTTTCTCAACGGTACTCACAGAAGCTGCTGTACGGTTCCAGAGCGAGACTATTATTGAGACGTTCCCTGCTCAAGGCCCGGTCAAAACCGAGATCATCGGCGCAATTGATAAACTTAAAGAAGAGGCGGCGGAGCGCGTCCGGGAGGACATGAATTACCAGTTGACCGAGGTGATGTCTGAGTATCGCCCTGAGCATGAGAAGATGCTGTACTCCCTTGGTTTGGCTGGCAGTGCGTTCAAGAAAGTTTACTTTGACCCCAGTCTGAATCGCCAGATTGCGGTGTTTATACCTGCGGAAGACATCATTATTCCTTATGGTGCGTCGAGCCTGAAGACATCTGATCGTGTTGCGCACATCATGCGTAAGACCAAGAACGACATGAAGAAGCTGCAGGTAGCGGGCTTCTATCGTGACGTTGAGTTGGGTGAGCCGCAAGTCATACATACAGACATTGAGAAGAAGAAAGCGGAAGACCAAGGCTTTACGCTTACGGATGACGACCGCTATCAGATTCTGGAACTCCACGTTGACTACGACTTGCCCGGTTACGAGGATGAAGATGAGATCGCACTGCCATACGTGGTGACAATTGATCGTGGCACTAACAAAGTGTTGGCCATCCGCCGTAACTGGAACCCAGACGACAAGCGCAAACTAAAACGCGATCACTTCGTACAGTACACATACATACCCGGCTTTGGTGCTTACGGTCTTGGCTTGATCCACTTGATCGGCGGCTACGCACGCGCAGGTACATCAATAATCAGACAACTCGTGGACGCAGGTACGTTGGCTAACTTGCCCGGTGGACTTAAAGCTCGTGGTCTGCGTATCAAGGGTGACGATACACCAATCAACCCCGGTGAGTTCCGTGATGTAGATGTGCCAAGTGGCGCAGTCAAAGACAACATCATGATGTTGCCGTACAAAGAACCATCACAAGTCTTACTTGCCTTGTTAAACCAGATCACCGACGAAGGCAAACGCCTCGGCTCTATTGCTGATATGAACATCAGCGACATGAGTGCAAATGCTCCGGTAGGTACCACGCTTGCTCTGTTGGAGCGTCAGCTAAAGACAATGTCTGCTGTACAGGCCCGCGTGCACTACAGCATGAAGCAAGAGTTTAAACTTTTGCGTGACATCATCCGCGACTACACACCAGATCAATACAGCTTTGACCCATCAAGCGGCGACCGCATGGCGAAGCAAGAAGATTACGACATGGTGGACGTGATCCCTGTGTCTGATCCCAACAGCGCAACGATGGCGCAGCGCATCATGCAGTATCAAGCGGTGATGCAGTTGGCGCAACAAGCTCCGCAGATTTATGACTTGCCGATATTGCACCGTCAGATGATCGAGGTGCTTGGTGTAAAGAACGCTGAGAAACTTGTACCTACAGATGACGACATGACACCACGCGATCCTGTCTCGGAGAACATGGCGTTCCTGAATGGCAAACCGACAAAAGCGTTTATCTATCAAGACCACGACGCACACATTTCTGTACATACATCAATGATGCAAGACCCGCTCATCATGGCGCAGGTTGGTCAGAACCCACAAGCCCAGAAGATGATGGCCGAGATTCAAGCTCACCTCTCAGAACACTTGGCGTTTGCGTACCGCAAGAAAGTGGAAGAACAGCTTGGCGTGCCATTGCCACCACCCGACGAACCAATGCCAGAAGATGCAGAAGTTATGTTGTCGCGTCTGGTTGCCCAAGGCGCACAACAAGTGCTGGCTGCGAGCAAAGGTCAGGCGGCAAATCAGCAAGCTCAGCAGATGCAGCAAGACCCGGTCATGCAGTTGCAGCAGGCAGAGTTGGCGATTAAGAAACAAGAAGCTGACACTAAAGCGCTCAAGGTCAAGGGCGACCTGCAGCTTAAAGCCGAGGAGTTGTCACTCAAGGCGCAGGAAAGCGCAGCAAGAACAGGCGAAGACCCACAGATGGCATCCATGCGATTGCAGCAAGAAATTATGCAGGCGCAGGAGTTACACGGTATGGAGATGGCTGCTAAACGGATGGAGCTTGAACAAGCTCAGGCCCAGCAACAGCAAGCTATGCAGCAGCAACAAGCGCAGGTCCAGCAGAAGATGGCTCATGGCGGACAAGTACATAGCCAGAAGTTGGAGCACGCCGAGATGGACAGACTTGCAAAGTTATTACAAGGTAATAGGGAGTAATCATGGCCAATCTGCTTGAAGTTTTAGACGGCAAACTAAACGAACACGTCAAGCAGTTGGTTGACGTAATTAGTGCTGGTGGAGCTAAATCCCACGAGCACTATAAAGAACTGTGCGGAACTATCCGAGGTCTGCAAACCGCGCAGTATGAACTTGCTGACCTCGTGCGAAAAACTAAGGATTATGACGATGACTGAGTTTGATGTGAAGGCTGTTGACTTGAGCGGGCTGCTAAACGCCAATGCTGAGGAGAAAGCCAAACAAGTGCCGGACCCAGCGACGTACCACTTGCTGTGTATGTTGCCCAAGGCAGACGAAGAGTTGAGCGAGTCTGGGATTGTTAAATCCGCCACGATGATGTACCACGAGGAGCTTCTCTCCCCCGTGTTATTTGTCGCCAAGATTGGTCCTGATGCGTTCAAAGACACGACCAGATTCCCTTCTGGCCCTAGCTGTAAGGTAGGTGACTTTATTTTGGTTCGTCCAAACACTGGCACCCGCATGAAAATCCACGGTACAGAGTGGAGACTCATCAATGACGACTCAGTGCAAGCTGTTGTGCAAGACCCTCGTGGTATCCAACGTCCCAACTAAGGAGTAATCATGGCTACAGAAGAATTTAAATTTCCCGACGAAGACGCCGGTAAAAACGCCAAGGCGGAAGAAAAAGTCGACTTTGAAATTGAAGGCGAGCCTGAAATTGAGGTCGTAGACGATACGCCACCGGAAGACCGTGGTCGTAAACCCATGACTGAACCTCCCAAAGAGGTGACGGACGACGAGCTGTCCAAGTACGACGAAAGCGTGCAAAAACGCATCAAGCACTTTACAAAAGGCTATCACGACGAACGCCGTGCAAAAGAAGCGGCTGAACGTGAGAAGGAAGAAGCACTGCGGTTCGCCCAGTCTTTGGCTGAAGAAAACAAGAAGCTGAAAGGTTCTGTTAACCAGAATCAGACCGCCTTGATTGAACAGGCCAAGAAAGTGGTGGCCAATGAGCTTGAAACGGCTAAACGACAGTACAAAGAAGCATACGAAGCTGGCGACTCTGATGCTTTGGTGGACGCACAAGAAGCGCTCACTGCGGCAAAGATGAAGGCAGAAAAAGTAAATAATTTTCGCCCAGCCCCTTTACAGGAAGAAAAAACTGTTGTACAACCCACATATCAGCCCCAACCGGCTGCGCCCGTGGATGACAAACTGCTTGCATGGCAAGACCAAAATCAGTGGTTTGGCTCCAATAAACGGATGACAGCTTATGCCCTCGGCTTGCACGAGGACTTGGTAGGGGAAGGGATTCCGGCAGGCAGCGATGAGTACTACAAACGTATCAACGCTGACATGCGCGAAAGGTTCGCCGACCAGTTTGGAGCCGACGAACCCGCTGATGCTAAACCTCAGCGCACCAAATCCAACGTTGTTGCACCTGCAACGCGCAGCACAGCGCCCAAGAAAATCGTGCTGACGCAAACACAGGTGAATCTCGCCAAGCGGTTGGGAGTTCCTTTGGAACTGTACGCCCGTAAGGTTGCTGAAGAAATGAGGAAATGAAAATGGAAAAGACTGCACGCCAACCACGTGACCTTGAAACCCGCGAAAAGATGGAGCGCCCAAAACAATGGATGCCCCCTCAACTTCTACCTGACCCCACTCCGGAGCCGGGTTATGCGTACCGCTGGATCAGGATTGCCTCGTTGGGTAAAGACGACGCCACGAACATTTCTGGAAAACTACGCGAAGGCTGGGAACCCGTTAGGGCTGCTGACCATCCCGAAATCCGCTTGTTTGGTTCTTCAAACCCGAAGTTCCCAGACGCTGTGGAAGTAGGCGGTTTGCTGCTCTGCAAAACACCTGTGGAATTTACAGAACAACGTAATGATTACTACCGAAAACAATCGGAAGCTCAGATGAATTCTGTGGATAACACTTACATGCGCGAAAATGACCCACGGATGCCTATGTTCAAAGAACGTAAGTCCACGGTTACTTTCGGAAAAGGTCAGTAAACTTTTTTGGAGTCTTAAATGGCATATCCTACGATTAGTAAGACGTATGGTCTGAAGCCAGTCAACCGACTGGACGGTCTGCCCTACGCCGGAGCGATCCGTCAAATCCCAATTGCAGCTGGCTACGCCACTGCTATCTTGAATGGCGACACCGTTAAGGTTGACACCAATGGCTACTTGGTAGCAAACAGCACATCTAACTCTGGCGACAGCGTTGGCGTGTTGGTTGGCT